TGGCATTCGCCAACCCTTCGTCCGCTTGCGTTGAATTCTCTCAGGCATCTTTTCCCCCTAAATCGTGTACTTCGATTTGGGGGGATGTCTCCGCAGGAGACAGGGGGGCCTCCTCCCACGTCCTGCCATCCAAAACCCTCCCCGCCAGCTTCCCGAAGCGCACCATCTTCTCCCCGCCCATCATCGTCGAGGGGTAATCCTGCGGCAGCTCATACATCTTCATCCCCGGGATCATCGGCGCCCACTCCCCCCACTGCTTGAACCAGAACGCCACCCCCTGCCGCTGGCACCAGTCCCGATCCTCCCGCGCCCACAACACACTCATCGGTCTGGCATACGGACCGCTCTCCCCGCCCGTCACCATCCGCTTCAGAAAATTCCAGCCATGCCAGTCGATCGCCTCCAGCCTCGGCTCACTGCTCACCCAGGTATTCCAGCCCAACTGCGCCATAAGCGACATCGGCGCCCACCTCTCATTCGCCGACCGCTGCGTCCCCGCCGTACATCCGATCCAGACATTGGATATTGGTATTATTGCGTTTTTCTTTATAAAGGCAGCCGCTCTTTCCGGACGTTTGGTCAGGACCATGTAGGTATGCCAATCAGCCAATTTCATGGTCACACACACTTCAAATAAGAATGAATCGTTGACCTCGGGATGGAACAGGTCACCCATCAAATTTACCGCGATCACACGCGGCTTTTTCAGATCAAATGGTGCCTTCAGCCTGTCATCCATCAGGTTCACTTTCCCGGACCAGTTGCCCTTCTCACTCACCAGCCCCACATACCCCGGCTTCCCCATACCCTGCAACCGCTTCGCCATACTTAAAGCCCAGCAGTGATCGCACTCCGGAGACACCTTCGTACACCCCGGCGCCACATTCCACGAATGATCCCACCACTCACCATCTTTAGTTTTCATCTTACGCCTCCATTTCTAAGCTCCCTTTCTCCATCTTCGTTTTTCAAGATGGGGAAAGGGCGGGGGGATAGGGGTCCCGACGGCGTCAGCTTCTCCACCAACCTCTCCAACGCATCCGCACCGATGTACCACGGGCGCACCTCCCCGCACACCGAACAGCGGATCTCCAGCGCCGTCCCCTCCACATTTGCGATCACATCCACATCCGCCGGATCAACCGCCTCACGGTCCACCGCCTGCCGGAACAGCATCAAGCGGCTGACATGACCGGTTCTTCCGGAGGAAACAACCTTGATGCGCTTCACCAGTCCAAGCGTATGTCCCTGCGGGCATTTCCATTCCTTTACACCCTCAAATACATCATCCATCCATAACCTCCTCCCGGTGAAAACCACCACCCACCAGCACACAGCGCTCATACGTCCACGGCACCGCAAATAGATCCATTCCACAATCTGAACGGATCGGAATAAAAGCCTGCTCCACCGTCAGCCCCGTTGGCCAGACCCGCACCCAGGCTGCCGAAGGCCAGTATTCGAACGCCGCAAAGAACAACAGCGCCGCCTCCGTTGCCCCCTCGCTGATCCGCTGACCCTCATCAAGTCTCCAGATCGCCGTCCGCCGCGGCCTGCTCTCCCCGAAGGAACTAAGATCCAAATACATCGCCTCCCGCGCTGGCCACGACGCCACCAGGTGGTACATCGAGATCTCATCCACGCTCAATTTAACCTCAGCCCCTGCTGGGATTGTTTGTCCCCCTATTTGGCACGCTTCCGCCAAATGGGGGGACGCGGCGATAGCCGCAGGGGGGTCATTCGACATAAGGTGCAAAATCCGCATCCCCTCCATGCTCAAATCATCCTGGATCACGATCTGGTTACCCATCTCAGCCGCCTTTTACTTCTCCCCTCTCCAAATTGCGCTTTTCAATTTGGGGAGGGGTCGGGGGTGGGGCACCTTGATCGTCACAAACCTTGCACACCGGATAGCGCCGGAAACCATTCCAGCCGCTCATCAGGACCATACTCACTTGCTTGCTTACCTTTCCACACTTCGCACACTTTATCACCTCGCACCTCCTTTCTTATAATCCTCCAACTCCTGCGTCTCATACGCACACCAGCTCGCACACCCCTTCAACCGGGCGATCTCATCCAGCATAGCCCGCCGCCTGCGTGTCGCCACCAGCCCGCTCTCCGGATCCAGACCCAATATCGCCGCCGTCTTCTTTCCCGGCTTATAGCCATTGACCGCGATCTGGAAAGCCATCGGCTTCGTGATCCCCAGCGAATCCGCAATTTCCTGGTAAGTTTCCCCTGGTAAGTTTTCCCCGCCAGAATGTCTCTTTTGAATATCAAGGCGTAGTTGCCACAGTTGCATGATTTGTCCTTTAACGTCCCTTGTTAGCTTTAACTAACGGTTTAATTTTCATCACCGCTATAAATGACCCAGAATGATCCACAATCCGATCGCACCAATCACAACTCCGGTCAGAAAAGAGAAGAAAGCATAATAATGGTCTATGTACAATCTGAAATTCCGAATCGGTTCTATCCGCTCGCCAATATTGTCCGCAATTTCATATAAACTTGTCAGCTTGGCTTTGACATCTTCATAACTCTCCGGGTCGATCTCCAACGTAATTTTGGTTGTCATTCGATCACCTCCTCTCCATATGGATTGATTTTCTTACACACCCCACCATTCACACCCTTATCCACAAACAGGATTCCCAGCTTCGCCAGCAGCTCGAACGCCGCCTTCGTGCTGAACTGAATATGTGCGTTCGCATCCTTCCGGCTCGCCACGATCGCCAGCGCCAGCCTGTCCAGCACCACCTTGTCCTGCTCGCTCAACTTCTCAAAAGCCCGATCCAGATCCTCCTGGGTCAGCTCATCCACATACCAGAAGATCTTGTCCCTGGTTTTCAATTTCTCACTCATGATCTTCTCCAATTTTGATCCCGTAGGGGCGCAGGCACTGCGCCCATTCCATTCGCGATGCTAGCCGAGGCGGCATCCAGCCGCCATCGGCTGTATCGGCGACACGGGTCGCCGATGAACCTATGTACCTCGATGTAGTTTGAAAACCAAAAAACGCCATTTTTTCACCAAATTTCGCCATCCAAAAAACCTCCTTTTTTAAGCAGTGCAAAAAAAACCCATACACCCCCCTAAGTACATCGGGGTACATAGGTTCATCATATTTATGACTTAATTCATACTTATTAATAATATTTATGAATAAATTCATATAATTAATGAACCAAATGAACCAAATGAACCCCATTTCCACATGTTTAATTAAAATTTGCGATGCATGCACCCCTTTTGCCCATTTTTCGCGTGCATAACAAATTTTTTTCACACAACCGGAAAAAAGGTACATCGGGTTCATTTGGTTCATCGCGCTATTTTTCATAGCATCTTCCCTTGAGCCGCATCATCCCACTCCGGCTCTTCTTCAGATGAAATATTTTGTAGGGGCGCTTGTAGGGGCGCAGTGCCTGCACCCTTCTCCGCCGTCTCCAACGGCTGATACTTCCCGTCCGAACTCTGCTTCACCAGCCCATACTTCACCTGCAACGCCTCCACCCGGTCCTTATCCAGGATCACCACAAAACCCTTCCCCATTCGTTTCACCGGCAGCCGCAGATCCTTCCTGCAGATCGATCCCACCGTCGGCGAGGTCAACTCCTTCATCTTCTTTTTCTTTTTTCCATCTTCCTCCTCGCTCGAATCAGCCTGCCCCGCCCCGCCCAGGTTCATTTCATCCATGATCTTGTTCGCAATATCCGCCAGGTGCTTGTAAAAGATGTATTTCACTCTTCCATAAGGTTCCACCACCGCCTCGATCACCAGGTCCTGGTACGTTTTTTCCGTCAACGCCGCCACCACCGCATCGAACACGCGTGCCTGGATCCCCATCGAGCGTTCCAGGATCAGATCATCATTCAAATTCTGGATGAATTGATCAATATCCTTCATCAGCTCCGGGTCATCCTGGTCATTCGGATCCCCCAGCTTCGCCTTTGCCAGTTGCTTGATCGGCATCGTCACCTGGTTGATGCGCGTACTCACCCGCATATCCGCCAGATCCTTATTCAACTCAATACGTTGCTCCAAGCGCCACAACCGCCACCGCATCAGCAGGTTGCGGATCATCTGTGCTTCCCGGTAAAAATCCTCGCCCTTTTCGATCGGAATGCCGCGCCGCGCCAGCTCCCATGGTTCCTTCTCCATCAACTTGAACGTCAGGCAGCGCCCCTCTGTCGCCGGGTCCTTGAACTTGCCATACATGGTGATCAGTTTGGGACCATACACATTCGCCATCACCCCCCTAAAACCACGCCCCCCGCTCTCATTCTTCACTTCCACCATATTCCAGACCTTTGCCTGGTCCCGCATCGCCCCCACGTTCAAAATCACGATCCTATCGTCAAATTTATCGGCAATGTCCATTTCATCCATGAACATCGTTCCCCGGTACACATCCAGGGCAAACTTAAGCGCCGCCGTCGAGCTCGCTCCCGTACTGATCACCATCCGGTAGCACAATTGCCCGATCCGCAGCATCAGCTCGCTCTTGCCAGTATTCGTGTCACCCTGCGCCCGCAGGTACGGGATCGCCGAGAAACTGTCAAACACCCACGTCAGCATCACATAATATGCCGCCAGTTTGTAATCAAAAGGATTGTCCAGCAGGAAATTACGATGCAGAACACCCACGTCAGCATCACATAATATGCCGCCAGTTTGTAATCAAAAGGATTGTCCAGCAGGAAATTACGATGCAGGAACAGTTCCACCATCCCCACCAGTTCCCGTGTCGACTTCAACGCCCCCAGCTCGCTGGCGAACAGTACCCCGCCCTGTTTAATGATCTCGTCCTCACGCACCGGCACGTAGCGGATCCCCTGGATGTCCAGGTGCGGAGCAGTCCCCACCCGCCCGTCCGGATCCCGATACGCCAGTATTGCCTTATCCGCCTCCCGGTCATACAGGTACTCGATCAGCCAGCCCTTTTTTCCATCCCCATTCGGGAACCAGCCCCCCAGCGTCTCCTCGAACACCGTCGGACCCTCCCCGTCCTCCGTGTTGGTTTTTTCTTTGCGCTCGGTTGTCACCAGGTTGTTGAACTCCCGTACCGTGATCCCCAGCGCATCCGCAATCTGCAGCCGGTACATCGCCCGCCGCGTATTATCCATATTAGCCACCACGCCGATCGCCCGCTCCACCGCATGGTCCTTCTTCGCCCCCCGCATCGCTCCCGCCTGCCGAGCCATCAACAACACGATCGGTTCAGCCACATCCAAAATTTTTCGGAGGGCTTCCACCTGCTGATAATGTTCAATTCCCTCCGCCGCATACGCCTTGAGCTGGTCGTTCGCATCCTTTTCACCCCATTCCACCACCCGCAGCATCGGTCCCAACACCCGTGCCAGCGGGAAATCCCCATCCTTGCCGCTGATCACCTTTTGCCCGGCTTCATCCGCATCCGTCGCCAGGTAGATCGTCTTATGCCGTTCCTTCAATTCCCGGAAAAGATTCTCATGGTCCTTCCATGACGTCCCAGCCGTCGCAATCGCCGCCACCCCCCACTGACCCAGCGTAATAGCATCCGCCTGCCCCTCCACGATCACCACCTCATCCGCTCGTGGACCATATTCATAATTGAAGTAGCAGCTGCGCGGCCCGCCCAGGATCACCGGCACATTCCAGGATTTGATCTCCTCCCCCTCCCGGTTTTTATCGTCACCCAGGATATTCCTGCCGCACATCGTCCTCATCCGCCCCTGGGAGATATGCGGGTACACCAGCCGCTTGCGATTCATCATCCCCGGGATCATCCCCCACCCGATCCAATCCCCCTGCGCCTCCATCTCATGCCGCTCAAGCCATGCCGCTACGTCGCCTTTGAACCCTGTCACCGCCACTGCAGCCGGAGAAAGTGGATCAACACCGTGCATGGCAAATTCAGCGCCCATCTCTTTGATCTCAGCAGCAGTAGCCCGCCCAGAAAACCCGATCTGTGCCTCACTGATCGTCTCATCCGTCCAGCCCCGCCCCTTGACGTATTCCCACGCCTCAGCATCCGCCTTCAGCCATTTCCCGAAGACCCTCGCCGCCACCTGGAAAGCATCTTCCTTCGCCCGGGCAGCCAGCCTGGTCTTCAGGTCCCCGCTCGAGCGTTCCGGCAGCCGCACATTCGCCCGCTTAGCCAGTTCCTCCAGCGCCCGCGGGAAGTCCCAACCCGGGTTGCGGTTCATCACCCAGTTGAAGATGTCGCCATGCTCATCCTGAGAATTCCAGTGATACGCCTGGTTGTGCGTATCGATCACCAGGCTGCTGTGCTCCTTGCACTTCAAATACCGCCCGGATCTCCGCTGAAATCCATAGTCCCCCTCTTCGATCAGATCTTCAATCGCCACACGTTGCTTTATTTCATCGATGATATCCACATGCTTCTCCGTTGAACATTTATCCCAACTCGCTCAGATTTTTCAAGCCCCTAGTCCACCCACCCCCCGGCAACTCCGCCGTGAAAGGTGCCCCTCGCCTGCCCTGATCCATTCCATGCAACATAACCCCATGTTATGCTGCATCTTTTCCAGCCGCCAAAAACCTTTTTCCAGGCACCACTCCCCCCGCCCCATTGCGCAGCCATAAAGGAAAAAAACGATTCTTTCTACTACTGCATTAAGAAATGCTGGTCGCATCTTTATCACCTAACAACTGAACAAGGGCAGCTCTAACCTGATCCTGCGCCACCTGTGCGGATCGACCGATGTCGTCCAGATCAGCGAGAGCGGGGGCAAGCAGATCTTCGAGGCCGGTGCGTTGACGTGCTTGGTCAACACGCAGACGGACGATGCGCTGCATATAGCGGATGCGCACCATCGAGCCGGTGGCATTCTCCAGGGCTTCACGCAGGGCCGTGTCGTGGCTATTCGCTCTGGCCATTGAGCTGCTCCTGCAAGGTCTTCTCACGCTGATCACTTTCCATTACCCGCCAGTGCAGATCCAGTACCTTATCCAGCCCATAGGCAGCCATGACGGACAGCCCTCCCGAAACGATCACCAGCCACAAGGTCCGGACGATGATCCATTCGCCATTCTCAAATAACCATGCTGAGAACGGGACCATCAGTCCCAGCACGCCCAGCATGTATGCAAGCACCCTGGGCAGCTCTTTGCCAGCCAGGATCAGGCGCCATGGAAAATAATGTAAAAAGGCTTCAATAAAGACAACCAGTACGATCAAGGCCGTTATGTTCATTTGACTTCTCCAATCAGATCTGAGGAAGTTCGTCCGGCGTGTAGGATGGCACAGGATCGACTTTGAGTGCATCGCAAAGGGCCGGATAAATTAAATTAAGCAGTAGTAGAGAGGCATCCCGCCAAGCCTGTTCCCGCTCCGGAGAGAGAGGAACATAACAGACCTGCATCGTGACGATCATCTCTGTGCGCTTGGGCATGGATCAAGAACCTGAGCCCCAAATGCGAACACTTTCAGCCAGACCATCACGATCATCATCTTTATTCACAAAAAACATCATCGACTTGGTCAATGGCGTTAATAAATCAACCACAACATTGACCTGTTCGGCAAGAAGAAGAGTCGCTTTGATCTGCATCAGCCCGATAGCCATCGGCTCCAGTTGATGCCTTTGCGCATTTAGGTCATGTTCTTCCATTTGGCCTATGCGATAATCTGATGCTTTAATATCCTGGCGCAGCTCTTCGACCCGCTGCTGGAAAGTCTTGTTCTTTTCCAGCTCTTTACGTTCCATGCGTTTTTTATCCCAGCGGGCTTCATTCTCCAGCCGGAACTGTTTCAATTCTTCAATATGATCTTCAAATCCTTCGGTGGTCTCGATATCCCAACAAGGATCCGCCAGCCAGGCAGCTTTCAATTTGTTGATCGCTTCTTCAGTAGCCATTATTTACTCCTATTTTTTATCCAACAAGTTATATTTCTTGATCCAATTTCTAACCGTTTGATCGCTTCTTTTCATGGACCTTGCAATTGCGGCTGCCTTCCATCCATTCGCTAATGCAAAACGGATCCAATCTTGTGCTCGTAAGGTGCAGCTGGATAAGGCTTCGCCACGCTTCCAAATATATAAATTCTCAATTTGAGATCTCAAAACCTTGTAATTTGCCCAGCGCCCTTTTTCGTTCATCCGCCCATCTTTGTTGTTTGTATGCACAGAGAAAAGCCTGCCTAATCTTATATATTGGTTAATCTGGCTTGGTTCCAAACCACAAATTTCACCCGCTTGGCGGGATGTCAACCATTCATCACCCCATCTTTCTTTTTGGAGTTCCAATAATCGATGTAAATGCGGATCTTCTACTTTATCCAGGTCAAACCACGGCCAGTTCATCGGATTGATCACAAATTGGCGCAACGACAACTCGTTCACCATGCAGATTTTGCGTGGACCACCCAGGACATGCCCTTTCAGAATTCCTTTTCTGACCCATCCTGCTATTGGGCGAGAATCGTTCATTCCCAACTTATATCGAACTTGGGTGGCTGATAACCAGCCCGGGGTCTTACTGGGAGCCTGTAATCCAATTCTTTCTCGCTTTAGTTTGACGCCATTTGCTGGTCTTCCTAAAATTGCTCCAATTTCAGCTTCAGTAAGGTAACCTAAATTCTCAGAGAGAAATAAGATCTCTTTTTCGTTCCAAACCCGGGAGCGTTGGGGTGTATGGATCGTATCCGCCGTAAAAACCAAATGATCGATCAAAGTTTGCATCTGATCAATCATTTGGCAGCCTCCATTAATCGCCGCAACATATCCACCAGCTGACAACGTCCGCAGACAGCCGAACTTGCCATATCCTTCAATTCACAAGCATTACAGGTATCAGATGCAATCTTGCTTACCATTCCCCAGGGTGGAACCGTACCAAGTTCTTGCATGGCGCTCCATCTTGTAGGTTCATGGTCCAAAGCCACATCGGCATTTTGGGAAGCCAACTTCATTGCAGGACATTTGTCCCGAATGTAGATTTCAGACTCAAGAACTTCCTTTAATCGTTTCGCTGCCAGTATGCAGCCTTTAACTGTTGTTCCCCGACTTGCAAGGCCTAATACCAGGCTTACCCGTTCTTTACTCCCGGGAATTTCCAAAAATGCTCGTACCATATTGTGGTCATGCCCCAATTTCCCATCAGCGATCAATTGTTGAATTTCCGGTTCCAGCCTGGTCAGATTGAGCATATTGTAGATTTTCACTTGATAAACACCAGTACGTCTCGAGATCTCATTTGCATTCCACCCAAATTCGTCCCGCATGCGCTGATAGGCTTTTGCCTCTTCGATCGGGTTCATATCTGCTCTTTGGACATTGGCAACCACAGCCCGGGTAAGTCTGTCCTGTTTGCTGGTGCCATTTAATGGCGGAACGATGCTCACAGGAATATCGACCAATCCGGCCAATTTAGCAGCTCTAATACGTCTTTCCCCATCATGCAGAATGTAATTCATTCCCGCCTCTTCCACCACGACAGGTACGATCACATCATGCTCCCGGATGCTGGCGGCCAGTTCTTCCAATTCAGATTGGTCAAATGCCTTCCTGGGTTGTTCCGGGTTTGGAAAGATCAAATTTAATAGGATACGTTTTGTTGAATCATTCATCGCATGTCCTCCATAGCCTGTTCAACCTGCTCAAAACTGGGACGCAGGTACATCTCGGTGATGCGGGTATCGCCGTGGCGAGCTTGCTGACAGGCAATACCAACTGCAACCTGGCGGGTGGCGCCGTTGTCCATCGAGCTCTTGACCAGGTCATAGACAAAAGTGTGGCGCATGTCGTGACAGGTGACCTCGAGACCGGCGGCCTGGCTGATCATTACAAAGCGGCGCGCCACTTGACCGGCTGAAATGCGTTTGCCTTCCCACCCAACCAGGAGCGGGGTACCCTGCCCATCGGCAACCGGTCGCGGCATGGTTTTCGTCCAGCGCTCGAGGAGTTTCCGCAAACTGGCTACAAGGTAGATCTGTCCCACCTTGCCACCCTTGCCGGTGACCGTCAGTAGCTTATGCTCCAGATCGATCCCCTCCAGATTGACACTGGCTACTTCAGCGCGGCGTAAACCGGCATCTTTAAGCAAAGCCCAGATGATTTGATCCCGCAGCCCAAGGGTGTGGTGTCGATCGGTATCCTTGCGCAAATGACTGGCTTTTTTGCTGACCTGGGACAGCGCACGGCAATCCTTGTGACTCCGGGAGCGGGGCGGCAATTTGGACATCTCGAGCCGTGGAATGCGTGCGGTCGGGTCCTGATCGACCAGCCCAAAGAGATGCGACCAACGCATGAAGGTGCGCAGGCTGGCCAGGCGCCGGTTATAAGAAGCTGGAGCGACCTGGTGGGTCTGCCAGTCAAAATAGGCTTTGACGAGCTGCACAGTGGGTGCGCAGGGCTGGGCATCCGGATCATATTGTTCGAGGAAGCGGGTGAAATGGCGCAGATCCTGCAGCACGGCCTGGATGCTCTTTTCACGCAGGGGTTTGAGGCTGCCTTTGCGTCCGTCCAGACGCAGCCAGGTCTCGAAGGCCTCCCGCCAGGTTGTCAAAGTAGGTCCGATCATCAAATTAGTTTGTGTCAACATGCGCAGCCTCCTGCTGAAAATATCGATCTGCCCGTTCAACCCAACGGCGGGCATATTCCTGGGCCTGGGTGGCAGTACGGAAAAAGATCTTTCCACGCCAGGCAAAACATCGTTTCCCAAAACGTTGGATATATGGAAAATAGCACTTCTGAAATTTCAGGTCTTTTCTTTCCCTGCCGAACTCAAAGTTGACTGGTTTCATGGTTTCTCCCGCTTGACGAATAAAGAGTCCGGTCCCTGGGCGTTTTGTTCGCTATGCACCGGGCAGGAACCGTTGTCGCCGATGCGCTCAAGGCATACACAAGTTTCAGATAAATCCTGTTCTCTGGTCTGGCGTGCTGCGCAGGAAAACAGGCTGGCAGCACTTGAAGGGTATTGAAATTGACTGTTCATGATCTCCGCCATTATTCAATGCCTCTGCGTTTCTTGCTTTCTTCCTGGCGCAGCTTTTGAAGAGTCCGTCCACCTTTGACCAGGCGTGCCCGGCGACACTTGCGACATTCTCCGCCCCGGATTTTCAGTATTTGGCGTCCACATCCACGGATACATTCTCCCTGGAGTACCCCGATCTTTTTATCCATTGTTTTTGGCATTCTTTTTCTCATGTTTCCTCCAATTTCTTTGTTGTCGGTGCCTCCCGCTGGACCCGGGAGGGTTTACCGATATAATGTTCGCTCGAATAATGAGGCTCGCCGCTCTGTGCTCGCAGACAACTCTCGCCAGTCTGGATGTCCAGCTCCTGAAGGTCTCAGGTCACAATCGCACAGATAGTGTGACCGTCCTTGCCTTAGCGTATTTGCGGCCTCTATGGATCATTTTCGGATCTAAACTTCTTCTAAAAGTCTGTCAGTTGGGAAGCTGCCGGGATCTTCAAATTCGATTTCCTCAGCCACGTAACAACCTTCTGGCAGGTAATCTTCTACGCTTTCACCTTCACTCAGGATTAAGACGTATTCTTTATTGCTGTTTCTTTTATTAATTCGAATTAGTTTTGCCATTGCAGTCTCCAGTCTATGAAAAATCACACAAAAAAGATGGTAGATGCTATGCTAAATAAGGATTTGGATGGATCGATCACTCCGCTCGAAAACTTCGGGCAGCTTGGCGCACAGGCAATCGATGGCCCACTGGCGGCGCCAGTCTTGATGAACCACCAGGCAGGTCAATAAAAAGTCGGTATTGGGATCTGTCATGCCCTTTTCCCAATTCGATATACTCATGAAAGTCACACTGGTATTTACCAGATGTTCATTGAGTGCGTCAGCGAAGCTACGATATGTCATTTCCTTACTCTGTCTATAGGCTGTGATCACGTTTGAGATTGGATTAGTTGTTTCGTTCATTAATTCTCCATTACATTGTCAATATTTATTTACACTGTAATATTAATATCACATTGAATTGTATTTGTCAAGATGTATTTACAAATTCACTTAAAACGCTAGAATATGACTATGCCTAAATCGCCTTTTTCCGAATTTCTTGAACGGGAATTTACACGTATTCAATATGAAAACGGAAAACGTCTAACTATTGCAGAATTTGCTGACATTTTGGGGTTTAGTCCAGCGGCTGTATCACTCTGGATGAATGGTGAAAGAAAGCCTGATAAATCAAGTTTTATCTCTTTGAGTAAAACTCTCAGTCCAGAAATTTATGAATATTTTGATGTTCCACGTCCAGACCCTGATCTGCAAGCCATTACCAAAGTGTGGGATCGAATACCGGAGACTTCACGACGAGCCATTCGTGAACAAGCCGAAGCCCTGGTAGAGGGGAAAGTAAAGAAGAATACCAATGACCGACAGAGATCTAAATCGACTATATGAATTATGGCCCCGTCTGAACACCTTTGAGCATAAAACTCTGCTTTTTAGGGTTTACTCTGCCTTGATAACAAACCGGTTGCCACACCGCCAGCCACTACCCCGCCCGATCACTTTTTCATTATTGGCGACAGTTGGAATGTTCGCTCTCCTGACTTTTATGCCATTCCACCCGATGTCGATTCCAACTGCGATCGGCGGAGGATTGGCGTTTGCGTTGATCGTTCACTAGGGAAGGATAAAATTATGAATAAAACCAGTAAATTTTGGAAAACCACCAAGAACGCAAAGTTGATCATCATTATGCTGATGGCAACATTATTGATCTCCGCCTGCGGCTCACAGTCTGATTCCTCAAATAAATCTATCTGCAACCCCGCCAGTCAACGTCAGGTTGAAAATATCCGATCCGGTGTGCAAGATATTGCTTCGAACAATAACATTGGATCAGCATGGGCAATAAAATCCGGAGATTTTGACAATGTCTGGTTCATAGCCGCCCAGATCACAGGACCTGGAATAAACGAAGGTTCCGCTGTCGGGTTGTGGGCTATCTCCGGAGATCCAAATAATCCGGGATTAACCTATTCCGTCAATTCGATCGCAACCGCCTTTTCAAGCTGGGGGGATGGAACAAAAACAAGCGCCCAACTTTCCCAATTTGACGATGGCGCCCAGGAAGCCCTGGAATGCGCTAGATCCAATCCTTGACCATACCAACTGTGATTGGTGGAATATTGGCTTTTGCTTTGATCGTTCATTAGGGAGGGTGTCATGTCATTTCGCTTTCGCAGAACTTTTAAGATCGCCCCAGGCATCAAAATTAATCTGAGCAAGACTGGTTTTAGCACCAGCTTCGGCGGCAAAGGTAACACCATCAATGTGGGCAAGAAAGGAATTCAACATACTGTTGGATTGCCCGGTACAGGTCTGTCATTCAGGAATCCTGTTACAAAATTTTCAAATCAACCTGGATCAAATAATATTGATGATCAATTCGCTCAAACCGAAAATAATTATGACAAAGACTTCAACTCAAATTCATCAAAGCTCACAAAATCACTATTTGATCGTCCCTGGATCATTATCTCTATCGCAGTTATTTTGCTTCTTTGCGCCGGATGCTTTGGAATATCATTCATCTCCGGCTTGATTGTAGATCCAACTCCAACTCTCACACCAACAGCCACAATGACAATCATATCCATATCCAAAACACCATTTCTGTTACCCACACGAACGCTGGCACCAACAAAAACTTACACTCTCATTCCACTTCCTACTTCTATAAAAACGCTTACAGCCACCTTCACGGTCACTCATACACCAAGCCTGGTGAAATCGCCTACGCCCAAACCAGCCACCCCAAAGCCGGTTTCCACTACCGGCGGACCATGCGCATGCACTTCAGACCTCTATAATTGCTCTTATTTTTCAACCCACAATCAAGCCCAGGCCTGCTACGACTACTGCTTCACGATCACCGGAAGGGACGTTCACAAAATAGATGGGAGCGACAATGACGGAAAGGCTTGCGAAAGTCTACCGTGACCGTTCCATTTCCACCCGGTGCCTCCATCGTCGCCTACCTGCGCGACAGCGGCGGCGAGGAGCAGGATCTTTCCGTCTCCCAGCAGGAAGACGCCCTGCGTGAGTGGGCGCTCGAAAACAACCTGGTCATCACCCATTTTTATAAGGACATGGCCCAGAGCGGGGGCTCCGTGGTCGGACGTGAGCAGCTGCACAGCCTGATGAACACCTTCCGCCACGGCTGCCCCGAGCGCGGCGTGGTGGTCTGGAAATACAACCGCTTCGCCCGCAACATCGACAACGCCCAGTTCTACCGGGCCGAGATCCGCAGCCGTGGTTACATCTTCTACTCGCTCAACGACGAGATCCCGGATGGACCGGCTGGCCGCATCTTCGAGGCCCTGATCGATTACAAAGACGAGCAATACCTGATCGACCTGTCCATCGATGTCAAACGCGGTCTGCGTGACCTGGTGAAGACGCATGGCTGTGTGCCAGGCATCCCGCCGCGTGGATTCAAACGAGAGCCGGTCACGATTGGCCAAAGACGGAACGGCAGCGCCCACGTCGCCCACCGCTGGGTGCCAGACCCGGAAACAGCATCCCTGGTGCTCAAGGCTTTTGAGATGCGCGCCAGTGGTGCGTCCCTGGGCCAGATCCAGACCGAGACGAACCTGTACGGCGGCGTCAATTCCTATCGCACCTTTTTCTCCAACAAACTGTATATCGGCATCCTGGAATTCAGTGAGCTGGTCATCGACGATTACTGCGAGCCCATCGTCCCGACCCAACTCTGGGAAGCCGTCCAGGAAAAACAGCGCCATTACCGTGGTCATCACCATGTGCGAGCCGGATCTCCGGATCACCCCCGCCGCAAAAATTCAAAGTTCCTGCTGTCCGGACTGGCACGCTGCGCCAGGTGTGGATCTCCACTGTATGGCCACAGCTCCCATCAGCGCAACGGCACCACGTATGATTCTTATTTCTGCACGCGTGCCTATCGCAAACGTGATTGTGTTCGTCACCGCATTCCACGCCAGATCTTTGAAGATGCCGTGCTATCGACCTTGACCGATCACATCCTGCAGCTCAAAGTCATGGAGGCTGCCCGCATAACCCTGGTCGCTCAGCAGTCCGGTCGCCTGGCAGAACAGGAGCAAAAAAAACGTCAACTCAAACGCCGTTTAAGCAAAGTTTCCCGGGAAATTGGTAATCTGAGCAAAGCTATTGCTGTCAGCGGCCATTCTACAGCACTTCTGGAGCTGCTGAGCGAGTCCGAGACCTTCAAAACGCAGCTTTTGACTAGCCTGGGCGAATTGAACACGTCCGCCCTGCAGCCGGTCCCGGAGATTAACGAAAAAGATCTCCAGGCCAATGTGCTGGAGATCAAGCGGCTCATCCAGGATGGAGATCCTGAAAAATTGCGCACCATCCTGCGCGGCTATGTCGATCACGTCGACGTCGACCGGGATGGAAATGAATTGTTCGGGGTGATCTTCTACTTTTATCCGCCGTCTGTGCCTATATCGGGTCTCCCGTCGGGGCCGCCTCAATATAGGCACAGCATCCAGTTTCCATTCGCTGTCCCTGCTCTCAAAAAATCCCGTTCTTAGATCGGGATTTCTTGATTAATTAAAAAGGTAGATCAAGCAGGTCAATATCTCCCTCGACCGGTAATTTCTCATCAATTGGCAGCACTTCCTTCACCGCGCTAATCTTCAATAGCATTGCATCAACCGCATCCACCGGATGTACCGCAATCAGCTTTGCATCCAGTGCATAATCTAATTTCAACTCATCCAACTCTTTCTCTGGCAGCAGTTCAACAGTGCGCTTGTATTCAAGCTCGATCTTCAGGTAATCGTTTTTGATCGCTTCGAGAGATCGAGCGTCCTCAAGGTTATGCTGCGTGATCACCACCGGGTGGATCTGAGCGCCAACATAGATCTCATTTTCGCGCTCCACCGGGTTGGCTTCTGTCACATATTCAACCAGTTGCCCGAACTCGGGCACTGACTCATACACTACAGGCTTGTTTGGCATATTGGCTTATCCTCATTTTTGCAGTCTGAATACTAATTTTTGACTTAACATGATTGTTATAAAAATTGTAACTATCGCTGCGCTTGATCCAGCCCCAGTAAGACACAACTGCGCAGGCATCAACATAATTCAGATCATCTTTCTTGTGGATCTTTACCAGGCGTCTGCGGATCCGCAAGGCGTTTCTTTTTCGTAGGATTGTTCTATCTCGAAAAAACCGCAGCCCGAGAAAATCAATAGCCCTGGTGGATACAAGCGATACCTGCCAATTTCGTTTGACAGACAAGTTGATTGAACTCAAATATTGATCTATTGCTATCCTGGCTTTGTGTATTGTTTTCTTATTTCCACCCAGGATCACCAGATCATCCACATAACGGATGTAATAATTGATCTTCAGATCTTCTTTGATGTAATGATCGAGCCCTTGTAGGAAATAATTTGAGAACCATTGGCTGGTGTAATTTCCGATCGGAAGACCATCCTGGTTGCTATCCAGGATCGAATCGATCAGCCATAAACAATCCTGGTCCTTTATCTGGCGACGGAACATAAGTTTTAATAATTCAGTATCAATGGATGGGTAGAATTTCGACACGTCCATCTTCAAACAATATTTCGTGCCCTTGTAGTCACTATCCAGCCAGTGTCTCAGGATTTTTTGGCCGTAGCTCGTGCCCCGGCCAGGCACACTGCCGCAGGTATATTTGTACATGCCGCGCAAAATAATATTTTGTATCTGGAGCATCAACGCCCAGTGGATGATCTGATCCGGGTAGAAACGTGGCTTATAAATAGTTCGCTCTTTCTTGTTTGCGCCGTCCAGGATCACCTTGATCGTATAGGGTGATGGGACATAGCTCTTTTCAACAAGCATCTTCTTGATCTCTGCCGCGTAGTGATCCAGGGAACCCAGGATGCGAGCTACATATTTCTTGTTGCGCTTGCCGTGAGAAGCCTTCAAGATCGCCATTTTGATGTTTTCGAGATCACATATCTTTTCGTAGATGTAGCCTGTTCGTTTCATGTTTTCCTTGTTCTTATTAGCCTCATGGGGTTTCGAGCTTCCGCCTACTAAACCATGCTCTTTGCGGCTTAATTTTCACCAAGTGGTGAGGAATATGAGATGCAATTGCATTGATAATCTTTTCTAATAAGAGTCTGCCCACCGATGTTGATGTTCGCATTGGAAGACGTGTTATTCAGGTTCCAGTACGAGAGCCCGGCATTCGTCCTGTTGTTCCAATTCCCGTCAAGTAAGGCAAGCGCACACCTCATATCCCTATAAATCCTTTCAAATAGTTTCTTGGGGGGAGACCCCCAAACCCCCTAAAGAGGGGTCTTAAGAAGCCGCCCACCGAAGCGGATGCTCGCACCGGAAGACGCGAAATGCAGGAACCAGCACGAGAGCCCGGCAAACGCCCCGTCGACCCAAGACCCGCCAAGCAAGGCAATTCTTTGGCCGGTGGTTTGATAGTAATAATCGCTGTAATATGTGGTTGATCCACCTCCGACCTCGGATGGTAAGTTTGCAAACGGATTGGCCGGGTCCAGGCCCATTGAGATTGGATACCCGTTCGCATTTTTACAGACATAACTCAACTGGACATAAGGAGCTGCAAATAGATTGCTGGCATAATCCGCTGGTGTCCGGCACACCCAGGCTTGATTTTCATTGATGTTCAAACCGTCAATAAACTGCCACACCGAGCCCCAGGGGTTCTCAATGCCTCGATACATGCACGGATACAATCCATTTGTGTTGTGTGTTGGGCTTCCGCTTTTTGCTACAATGGAAGAGCTAAAGCCAGATTTCCAGCCCAACGAATAGATGATATTTCCGATTGCAACATTGAAAGCTGCCCCATCCACCGTTATAGCCTTGTTGGATGCATCATACACTTCGATGGATGTGACCGTGCGATTGGAAATCACCTGATTGCCGCCCAGAGAAGTACCCACACCAATCGTCTGCCCGACAACAAATAGGGCAGCCGTGGCGTTGGCAACGATAATTCTATTGACCGCATTTTCGTCAACGGTTGCCGTGTGCCCAGCGGCATACGCTCCAGCAGATAAACCAGCCATGATTGACTGCGAATTGAGCGTTGCAAACTCGATGTAAAACAAAACAGTCAGGATGTCCACCACGTGAATATCCATCTGATAATATCCAGCCCCATTAGCCTGTGCATAACCTCTAAATTCGACAATGTTTTTGTTGTACAGTGGATATTTTCCGGACAAACTTTCCAGTTTGTTTGCGCCACTCAGCGAGGCATTATATTTACCCACGTCCACATATGCCGCGTTCGCAAAACAGGCCGGTAGGTAGGCATTACCGAACGGCTTGGATGAAATCCTCCACGTCCTGGCCGCCCCCACTGCCGTCTTCTCGATCCAAAATCTTGGGATGCGGATGAATACGTTCCCGAGTACATCCGTGACCTCAGTAATATCTCGGTATATATCGGCTGTGTCAAAATTATTGACCACAACGCCAGCATCCACCCCAGCGTTCGCCACCATCCCAACCGCCGCGTCTGTGCGCGTCAAGGTTGGACTGGATCCACCAGCCCAGGATGAACCGTAGATAGGCGATTGTTTCCTCCCCATCAGTAACATGTCTGGAAGCATATCATCTGCTCCTAGTCTATGAATTGACCAATAAATCTGGCAGTGATCGTGGTCGTGCCCGGGCTGGTGACTGCCAGTGCTTTCAGGTACGCGTACAGCGTGGTTGCTACACATGAAAAGACATAGGCAACCCCTGTTTTGGTGGCGATGTTAAATCCATCGGTCGGGCTGAGATAATCGGACGAGCTGATCTTGATAGCGCCTTTACTCTGCGCCACATCTGCGGCCACCATCGTCAGGGCCGCATTGTCGGCAGCGGGAGTTACGATGTCAGCAGGTAGGAAATACAGCTCGTATTCCAGGGCAACCACACCGGACAGTACGATGGTGTGGATCACGCTCCGTTTCCCGGCAGCGGATGCCATGCCAGGGATGGTGATCAACCCGCCCACCGCATCACCGATCGAGTAGACTCCGTTGGTTACGGTCAAAGTGACCGAAACGTCAAAGCCGGTCCCCTTTATTGTGCCGGTCACATCCAGCGGATTTGTTGGTGTTCTCAAAATACCCATTTCATTTCTCCTTTTCGTCTAATTTCCAAAAAACACGTCTTGTAAATCGTGCCTAATAAATAATCACTTGACCTTCATAATCGGGTTCTGGTGCAGGCAACAATGCCAGGCATGCACCCTGTACTTCTACACCACCACTACCCGTGGCAGTTGCGGCACCTGTAGCACCTGCAACGGCTTTTATGCCTCCAGCTGCGGCTATCGAACCGTTGTTTCCGGCAGTGGTTGACTCGTCGCAAAATTCCGTGATACTTTCAAGTGCGGCATTCGCCCAGGACGAAAAACTGACCGGATTGGCACCCGCCAACATATAGACGATCATGCAGCCGTCTTCGGTGGTCGTAACTCCATCTATGGACAGCGCACTGGAGTTGTTGTCGAAAGTCTCGCTATAAACGTGCTGAGGATCTCCTGATGCAATACAGCCCCGAAAAGTTATTATCTGCGCAAGTATATGGTCTCCGGGATCATTGGTTATCGGGCTAGCCATACTCGTGGAAGTTGCACGGCACCAGAACATATATAATTTGGTTTGCTCGCTTCCACCAGTTGAAGGGCTGCCGGTTACAGCCGCAAAACCGTTGGCAGTTACTAACGATACCTCATCCATCCACTCGCACTCGCAAATAAGCAGGGCAATATCTCCGATTTCGTGAGCAGGCCACGGAACGGTTACCGCCCCGACACCAGATTGTACTGTTCCAGCAGCAATAGGATCAATCGCCATTATGGTAACCTGAAGGACATCATGACATTAAGCCCATATCCGGGAGTCGTATTGCCAACCGCATCAATATTGATCTCAATCCGATCTCCGGTGGCAACATCGTCATGAGCTGCATCGATCACAGGCTGAGCGGCAGCTGTGTAGCTGTTCCACTCAGAAGCATCAATGGTGATCGGAGTGGAGAGCATATCCACGCTGTCAGTTTTGTTGTAGAGCGAGATATTAGGCAAAGTCGCACCTGTAGCCACAACTCCGGTGAGAGAAGCGTCTGCATCCACCAGGTTCATCCCATTTAGTTCAAGTGGAACCACAAACACGAACTTTTGGTCTCCAACCGTCAACGCGGTTCCTGCGGGGATCACGGCGATCTGGATTTTTGCAGTTCCAACATTAGAGCCAGCAATCGCATCAGCCGTGACCTGCTTATTAGCATCCGTGCCCGTGTTGATCTCAGCCGCTGATGTCTTGGGCACCAGGTTATATATTTGGCACCAATAATCTATTGGATTTCCGCCGGGATCCGCTGTGACCATAACAATATCAGTCCCAGCAGGGGCAGCTATCTCTCCATCAGGTAAGCTTTGAGTTTTGTAATCTGTTGCCATTTATTTACTCCTAAGGCAGCGCACGACCGACCGGGCTGCCATGCGGTGTCCCAACGTATCCATGGATTGCATCTTTCAATTTCATCGTGCCTGTCAAAACAGCATCAACGTAACTGGCTAATCTTTTTGTTTTCACAGCCGGACCTTGAAAAATTAGCCCATCTGTAACCCCCGTCCCGCCTATTCCTTCGGTGTGGATCTGTGCGGCTTCGGAAGCCGTCAGGATGCGGTCATAAACACGAACATCGGCTATTTTGCCGTCAAAAGAACGACTGTAATCTTCTGTTGCTGTTTTCCAGTTGCCTATTATTACAGGTGCGCCTAATTCTGCTAAAGTAACTCCTCCCTGTACCTGTACCTCAGTTAATGCCATTGCTACGCCATCAATATAGGTAATAGGATAATTTGCCGCGGCGATTGCATCTCTACTTATAACTACATTGATCCATTGGTTAAGAGTAACTGTATCAATATCTGTAAGCCAACCACCTGGAGCTGTTAATCCTTTTTGGTAAAAATTTATCTGACTAGATGTTGTTAGCGATATGAGTGCGCCTGAATTATCTGTAATTACACTAAATATCATATCTCCAGTTCCTACTGGTTCTGTATGCGCATATATCCATACACTTATTGTTCGTTTAATATAGGCGTTTGAAACCGATGGAATATACCCGTAATTTATTGCATCCGTAGATGTCAACGCAAACTCAGCCGCCAATAAAGACAGCCCTGCTGCAACTGAAAAAAACTGTTTCAAAAGCCATGTACACATAATTAAATTTCCTGGGTCAGTCATATATTTAACTGCCTGAATAAAATAATATCCATCTATTTCATCCTGTGCCTGGGTAAGCCACACCAGATCGCCAATATCCAGATTAAGAAAAGACAACATGCTGGAACTGGTCTTATTGGCACAGAACTGTATTTTTACCAGATTATTCTCAGGTTGCTTTCCGTCATCCACAACCATATCTGCGAACAGTGATCCCATTATCAAATCGTTCTTGTATTTTTGGGTCAGGTTCCCAGGGCTAGTTCCGTAAGCAGCTATGGAAACCGAATCGCTGGCCACATGTTCGATTGGGTTGTGTTTGTAAATACCTTTGCCAACACAAATGAAAAAGTAGACATATCCATCATACGCGCTGTTATTAAAGATCGTGTGAGTAAAACCATTTGTACCCCAGCTAGGCGTGACCACCAAATCGGCTGTGAAGTTAGTCCCTCCCCCACCGTCCACCGTATTCGCCAGATAGTGCGTGGTCGCAACCGGGGTCACCATATCATCAGGATTGACGTTTACCGGCAAACCACCATTCGGATCTGCATACGTTCCTTTTAAGGTGATCGTCTGACCAGATCCGATGACCAGCGATTCGTTCAAGGTAAATAAGGTCACATCTGAAGCGTCATAACTGCGAGGCAGCGCTGTGATCATGAACCTGTTGGTGATATTTTCACCGTCCAAAACCTCCCAATCCGTGATATCCAGTTCTTCCAGGTGCAGCGATGTTTGCGAATTTAATATCCGCTTCCCGCCACCCTGCAATAGCTGATAACCTCCACCCTGCAATAACAAAGATCCACCAAGCGCTGGAATTGTACTGAGCGACCTTAATCCATTCCTGGCATACGCATTTTCAAAAACAAGCGTCTCTCCATAAACTTTGTCTTTGCGTAGATAAACCATCCCCAATTCCGACAAAGCCACTTTCACAAACTCATCCATCGCTTTTGTCGTGGATGTGACTGTATCAAAGACGGTTGGGAAGGTATTAACGCCCGTGTCAAAATCTGTGTTGTCTGGCTGGATTGGCATTAAAGATAGAACCTCATCCAACACCTGGTCACCTGTCTTATTTGCAAAGAAGCCCGGGTTATCGATCGGTTGCGTGCTGGCATATTCCAGCCAATCAACCACAGTAACCTTTTTGAATATGTTCTGAGGTCCGAAGTTCTTGGAAGATGTCACCACTCCTTTGAACCTTACGATCAGTTCACCGTTATAAAAGAATACGCTCTTTATTTCAGTCCCCAGGCTCCATCCGGACAACCTGTCTGAGTGGTCAAAAGAGTATTTACCCGGCAATGTGAAATTATTCATGATCAGGGATGCATCGCCACTTTTGGCAGTCCTGTCGGTTTCCCTGACCCCCATCAGTCCCCAATCCGCATTAAATTGACCGATCAAGTCCGACGATATATTTGTCCAGACACCGTTCAACTTAGCCCACAGAGTATGAACAGCAAACTCGCTCATCCACCACCCGCCATGATAGCATCACGCAGGACACGTGCCAATTTGTCGTAATCAAAAGGTTCGGCTGCAGATTCGGATGCGCCAGTTGTTCCACCCGCATAAGCCCCGATCTTGTTATTCGGGATCACTTCCACCCCGCCCGGTACTGCATGGATCAGCTCTTCATATCCAGTCCGATAACCGGAGGCAGAGTCGCCCACGACACCCCAACCGCCCGTTTCGACGAATCCACCGGTGGCATAATTGCGTTTATCGAACTGTTCGGTCGTATAAGTATTCCTGTAGGTCGTGATCGTCACAGTGGATGAGACATTGCGCGGGATCCTGGTCAGCTCAGCCACGATCTGGGCGGCAGTACCGGCTGCAATGCTGTAGCCTTCCGCCATCCTCATAGCCATATCCCATTGATCCTGAGCACGCGTGGCGGCATCGGCAGACATCAAACCGGTATCAACCTGGTACTGAAGCAAAAACGCCATCTCGGATTTATTGATACCATCGATCCCAAGTTGTTGGGTCAACAGATTGGTCATCCATTGGGCGGTTTGAAGATCCTGGGTCTTTTGCAGTTCCTGGATGGTACCCATCAGGTCTTTTTCTTTCTGTTCATTGCCTGCGATCAATTTCCCATTGACATCATACAACCCGCTCAACTCTTTTTGGGCGGCGGCAATGGCCTGGTCTGTTTTTGTAAATTGTTGCCCCAGGCTGCTGACATTGGAGAGCATCGCTCCATAATCACTCAGATCTTCGATTAAAGTTACTGTCGCATTACTGAGCTCAGCGATTCCGCTTGAAAAAATGACAGCATCATCGCCAGCTCTTCCAAATTCTTCTCGCACTTCAACGGCGGTATTAGCAACTTCATTCCCTACAGATATCCAATAACCGCCTTGCTTATTAATTTCACCCTGTGCGTCTGCGCCCTCCTTCAGACCGGCAGCCAAGCCTGCCAACGCTACGATCGCCAATCCAATCGGGCCAGCTGCTGAAGCCCACATGGCCTTAAAGGCAAGTCCGATTTTTGGTACAACAATGATCAGTTGACCGGAAATAGTTAACAGCGGTCCCATCGCTGCAGCGATCCCACCAATGATGAAAACAGCATCCTGTCCTGCCGGTGTCATGTCAGAGAATACCTTTACCATATCCGATATTTTTGTGACCATCTTCAGCGCAATAGGCAACAACCGCTCTCCCATTGCCGCCGAAACATCCTCTATTTGAGCCTGTAAACTTCTGTTAGCTCCAGCCAGGTCTCCGATTGTAGCGGCAGCGTTTCCATGTGCCGTCTTAGTTTGTTCCATGATAATGTTATATCTGACTTGAATTTTTTCAGCCTCTGTCAATAACTGGATATTATCCCCAAGCCCCATTGTCATAGCCATCGATGACATTGCCGCTTCATTCATGGCCACACCAAATTTTTTGAGAGGCTCCATTTCACCTGATAGACCTGACCTTAGAGCGAGTAATGTTTCTGTGGGATCAAAGTTATTAAAAGCCGCAAGATCGGCTCCAAGCGTTACAACCGACATGCTCATATCTGTGGCAGCCTCTTGACCAAGCCCCATTGCTTGAAATAGGTTGCCAAAAGTACCCGCAGCTTCTATTGCCTGTTGTTTGCTTACGCCAATTGACCTTGCTGTGGTTCCCGCCCAAGCTTCAACTTCATGAGCACTTTTCCCAAACACTATATTCATCTTGCCAATACTCTCGGTCATATCGCTGGCAGACTTTACAAATTTAACAGCCGCCATGGCGATCGGCACAGTTAAGGCAGCCGACATAGCCAGCCCGGTCTTTTTCATATTCGAGCCGATCTTGTCCATCGATTGAGTGGATTTATTTTCAGCGTTGGACAAACCTTGATCCAGATCCTTCGCATCAAGGCCCAGCTTGACCAATAACGACATGAGTGTATTACCCATTTCTTAGATCCTTTCCACCTAAACCGATCGTCAGCATTTCTGCAATTTGGATCATCTGATCTACCGTTTGTTTTTTCTTTTTGAATGTAGGCATAAACTCTTTGGTCTCGTGAACATTTTCGCCTTTATTTCTGTGCCTGTTAGCCACCGTTGCAGCTGTGATGGCATGGCCGATGTAATCAGCCTCAGATCCAAAAGGTTCCAATTGTGAAAAAGCCATCCATTCTGTCAATTCTGCTGAGGACATCCTCGTGAGCATTTCGCTGCGAGGCATCCCCAGCTTGATGGCTAATCGGTAGGTGAATCTTCGAAAGGGTCTTCTTCCAAAGCCTCCGTTAGCTCCTTAATGTCCTCTTCCCGGATTAACGAAAGCCTTTGGCTCACGATGTAAACTCTTTGCAGGGCAGACGAACTTTTTTCACCGAGAGCTTTGCAATCACTCTCTTCAAACTCTCGAACTCCCTGCTCGTTGCAGATCGTCATACTCGCCAACTTAGCCCGGAAGTTTGCCAGATTAACGGTTCGGCTCTTTCCTTTTTCAACCACCATCGAGGTTTCAAGCCAATCCCGCTCTGCTCCGGTCATACCCTTCACGAAAACAGATCCCCCCCACTCAGGCACTTCGACTCGCTCAATGGCTATATCCTGCGCGGCTAAAATATCTTTACGATTTAATGATTTCATTGCTTCTCCTAATTACACCAGGGTTTGCTGACCTGATAATTTAATGCTCGCCGATACGCCCAAAAAGCCACCCACCGGAGCGGACGGGGCGAACTTATTAACGAAACCGTTTAATGTCCAGGTGGTGGCTGCAGTATTCGAGAACACCAGCGTCAGTGCAATTGCGGTTCTCGAAACCAAATCATATAGCAACCCACCGGCGGCATATTTGTGGGTGGCATCGGCGGGGTCATAAACGATTTCCAATGCGACTTCACCGGATCGTATAATGCCTGCAACAACCTCTTCCCACGCACCGGTCGAATCATGGCTGGTTACATCGTGCATATCAACCGATAATCCCGGTCCGTTGATACTGATGACCCCGGCATAAGCTACTCCACCTTTTTTTAGTGCACACCCAAACGCAGCATATTTATCACTCATTTCTATCTCTCCTTGGATCCTGATCGTTTTGTCAGGACTATTCTAAAACTGGCGCACCAGTAATTTTGATTGAAACAGATGCAGTTAATGCACCAGCAACTGGTTCGCCTGGCGTGAATTTATTTACATATCCGGAGAACTTCCAGTCGAACGTGCTCAAGAACGTCAGATCAAACCACGTGTAATACTTGTTTTCAAGTTTGTTGATCACTCCACCCGCAGACGCTGAATGCGTAGCCTCAGCCGGATCATAGACAATATCGATCGCCAATTCTCCTGTCCGTAGAATGGATGCTACCGATTCCTCAAAAGCCGTTGCCTGATCATGGGTGGTCACATCAACCATATCCACGCTGAGCGGTAGACCGGCCATATTGGTTATTCCCGCGATCGTGGCCGGTGCAACTCCCGCCGTTGTGTCGTTGCTGGAAGCGTCCGGGGTCAGTCCGGTACAGGTATCATTGGTGTAAGCAATATTCAAAGTGGCATCATTTGCCGCCGCCACCAATTTTGTAAGGCGCACATTCGGACCGTTCGCCTCCACCTTGAATAACGCTGTGATCACAGCCACCAGGTTCAGGGCAGCCGCGATCTTTGTGGCAACTGTGTCTGGTGTATCATCGGTCAGAACAGCCACCGATGTTGCCAGCGGAGATCCAGCCATGCCGCTCACGGTCGTTGTGATCGTTGCGTTTCCATCACCGGTGATCGTGCCGACAATTACAGCCGTCTCCACCTGCTGGATGCCTGCCTGCAGAACAGCGCCAAAGGCAGCATATTTATCGCTCATTTTTCACATCCTTTTTTACGTGCTCATCCTTTGCATCACCGATTATTTTTCGAATCTCTTTCGGATCAATGATCGGTTTGCTATCAATAACGATCACAAGGATCTTTCCGTTCTTATCCCGGGTGATCGAATCGAACTTGATTTTATTTGCCGTCATAATTACTCCTCGTGCCAGATGAAATAATCACTCTGGCTGCGTATCAATTCCGTGCCGGTGTCAAAATCAGGTCTTTCATCCGCCACCAGCGCCGCCCGTATCGTGATGCTGTTCGGCGCAGTTCCAATGCTGCCCGTTTTTCCATTCAGGGCTGCCCGCACCTGGTCCGTGATCGCTTTGGCGGCTGCCTGGGTTGTCGCCCAGGCGTCGAATTGAAACCGCGGGTGCGCCAGGGTTCCCGTTGCCCCGCTCATGTCGTGCGTCAATTCACGCGGCGTCGAGATGCGCTGGTAAGTAAGGCAGGGCAGCGTCACTCCTTGCGGCAGCGGAGCATGGTAAACCCGGCTACTGATCAGTGCGCTCAAGCCAGCATAGCCTGCCAGGTAACTCTTCAATCCTTCCTCGAGTACGGTCATTTCAGCGCCTTTTCCATGGAAGCTCTCAAACTGGCTTCGATAGCGGTCTGGATCTCGGGTTTATGCTCATCCACTGCCGGGCGCAGGTACGGCCGCGCCGGGATGACCACTGCTTTGGCAAATCGGTACTGCCCATTCACTACAAAATGTAACGCTTTTTTTACTCTGGCTTTGATGATCCCGCCAAATTCATGGATGGCAGCATACTCTACGCCGGTTCCAACGTTCACACTGGCGGAGGTGGCTGTTTTTTCGGCTTCTTCCACTATGATCGAGTTGGTCAGGTCTCCGCTGTCAATCGCCAACCCCGGGCGTCCACGCGAGGCGTTGAGCATCGCATTTTGTTTGATGACCAACCCGCCATCTTTGACAGCTTCCATCAATGCTTCACCGCTCAGCGCTTTGCGGAAAGCGGGAAAATTATTCTTTAGGACGATCACATTTTTGGTCATCAGATCTCCAACTTCTTGAGCTGCAATCGAATTCCGGACGGGCCGCGCTGGATGGGACCCACGATCCCGAACACCAGTGCCGTGCTGAGCGTCTCGCCATAACGCTTGGTGACCTTGATGCGGTCCTTGGCGCTGGGTGTGTTCGTGATCACCAACCGCAACGTGGCATCGTACTGCACCACCGTGGCTTCCTTGCCTTTCCGCTCGGATCCAGGTCGCATGTCCAACCCGCAAGCCTGCGCAGCTCCATCCGCAAAGGTCTCCACCAGCTCGCCGAAGGTGTTGGCGGTCTGGGTACAGGTCTGGATCACACAGGTGTCCATCATGTGATCGACGGCTGCCGAGCGCATGCGTGTCAGGTCATTACTGGATAACATTACACATCACCTGTTCGCTGGCGGGAGACATTCGGCACCAGGATAATGGTCTTCGGGCTGCGCCTGCTGCGGTGATAACGCGCCTGATTCATGGATTGTCTGTATGCCTGGCTGCGGCTCAGGTTGGCACCATCCGCATCCATGTCAAAATCCTGCGCTACCGCACTGGCTTTTTCATCCCAGATATCGGCTGCCGCGGCGTGCAGATCATAGGTCGCTGTCCAATCCGGATTCGCCATCGAGATCCCGATCGCCGTGTCCGAGTCAACCCGCGGCGGTTCGCCGTTCTCATCCGTCAGCGGATAGGCTTCGATGTACGCAGCAACGATCTCGTCCGTGTAAGTTGTCTCGGTCGGTTCTGCCGTCATGCGACGGACCTGTGCGATTTGTGCTGCTGTTGCGCTCATAAGATTCTCTCTTCAAATTTGGGGACGGGCGGGAGGTGTTCGCCCGTCCCCATCAATAATCCCCAACCCGCAGGGGCTTATCTACTAAAGCAGGGATGCGTCATCCCCGACCCGGATATAGCGGAAATAAGCGTAGCCTTCAAATGGTGAAGACACGGCCGCGGCCGGGTTATAAAAGTTGAGGTACTCATCCGCATCCCAGTTCACGCCCTTGGGGGTGGTGGCAGCCGCCTCGGAGGCGGCATCCTTGCCGATCAGGTAGATCACATCTTCCGGGGTTGCCCCGTTGATGTCATACGCCGAACAGATGTCGGTCGAATCCGCCCCGCTTACGCCGATCCCGATATCCAGGGTGGCAGCTGCGTCCGCATCGTTCACGACTCTCAGGAAGCCATCCGTGATCTGCAAACGGACCCCTTCCGGGTTCAAAATGCTGCCCAGGGATTCAGCGCCCCCGACAGTATCCGTTCCAGCGATATAGACCTTCAACCAACCGCTTTGAGGTCCATCATTGATAATTTGTGCTGTCATAGTTATTTCTCCTTCACCTTTTAGCTCTAAGTGATCAATTCAACGGCTACGCCGCTGCCATCCGCACCGGTTACGGCACCCATATTGCCGAACAGTACCCCGCGATCATTGGCGTCCAGCTTGGAGGCACCATACAGCATGCAGTCCTTCAGGAAGATCTTGCGGGGCGCACCCATGCCAGCCGGGATGACAAATCCGGATGTGAACAGGGTGGCTGAGTTATTAAGAAAGACACAACTATCGAACAGGGTGTCCCGATCGATGCCTGTTGCATCTGCAACCTCCAACCAGGCTGCCCCGGCATTGCCTGCCCGCATGCGGATCACACAATCTTTGAATGTGTTGCGGTGCGCTTCACCATCCAACAGGATCCCGACCATTCCAGTCGCAGCATCGATCGTATCCACACCGATCGTGCAATTAACAAAGGTGTTTTCTTCAGCTCCGTCCAACTTGAGCGACGCACCACCATCAACAGCCTGGGTGGCATGACCTCCACCCGCAAAATGCACGTTCTCAAAATAGTTGCGCCCACCGGTCACACTGACGTTGATCAAGCTGGTATTATCAGCAACGCCCTGGAATATATAGAGATCCTTGAAAATACAGCCGGATCCGCTGACTGTGATCAGGGGTGAAGCTCCTGTCAGGGTGGATGTCTGGAAGATGCGCGCACGTTGACCTATCCGGGTCGGCGCACACCAACCGATCAGGTGGGTGTGGCTTTTAGACCAGGTCATGGCGGCAGCCAGGTTATTTCCGCTCGAACCAGCCAGATAAAGGACAACATCATGCTGATTTGTCACGCACAGGGCATAAGCTGCCTCGATGCTCGCCAATGGCGACTTAATACTTTTGCCGTCATTTGAATCGGAGCCGTTTGCCGGGTCAACAATAAAGACCTGGCTGTTCGGTCCACGTGGAATACCCTGCAAAACAAGGTATTCATTGATATTTTTTGGGAAAAGACCCATCACAATCCTCCTTATGCCGTCAGGTAAGCGAACGGATAGCGGGTGGCTGCGGTCTGGTTGACCCGGTTGATCGGATTCGGGACCGCAAAGCCGAGCCGCATGGTCAACATGATGGCTGCCATGCGTTGCTGAAGCAGGTTATAGACGATCGCTCCGCTGCCATCTTGGATCACACCCTCGGTATAGACCTCGAAGTTGATGTCCTGGCGCATGGAATAACACAGCGCCTGCCAGTCACCCGCGATCATCATCTGGGTGCTGTTGGTGATGCCGGTCTTGGGGAAGTAAGTCTGCGCCCCATCCAGCAGATAACGTCCTGCTGAAGCCGGGTCGGTGTTGAAGATCGGGCTGCCATTGGCATCCCGCGTGTTGCGTAATTTGGACTTCATCGAAAGATGAGCCAGCACGCCGTTGACCTCGAAGCCATCGTTCTCGAGCACCCCGAACAACCCGGCTGCCCCGCCTGCCGTCTCGCCCAACAAGGCTTCATACAGGTCGGTGTAAGCCGCCAATGAGACATTGTGGCTGGCTGCCAGGGCTGCCGTGATAATGGCGGTCGGCCAGGTGCTCGGTTTGTTGGTGCCGTAGAGCTGGGCATTATCGATCCCGACACCGGCTGCCGTGATCAGTTCCTTTTTGACCTCATCCCAGATCGGGATCTTGGCATCGTTCAGCACGTTCTTCGAGATCGGCACCAGCACAGCCAGGTCTTCGGCATAGATGGTCACATCTTCCCAGTTGATCTCGGTCGTTTCGACCTTGCCGGTATCCCCGCCGGGGAAATAGGCGGTCGCCAGGGCTGAAAGCACGGGCAGTTTTTCTTCATAAACGGTCATGTTGCGCAAGCGGCGCCCCATCTTCATCAGGAAGGAATCCTGGGCGACACCGTTGAGCAGCTCATTGCTGTATTCAACCGGGATGGTCCCGGCAGCATCAGCACGTGAAATGACATTGTTGAATGGCATGGTAATTCTCCTTTTTAACGATTAATTTTGGCGCGGATGAAATCATCCATCTTGACCGCACCCGTGTTTTGACCGCCGGTCCCGTTTCCGGCATTTCCATCCGGGATTTGTTTGCCGCCGAACAGCTCCGGATATTCCTTCTTCATCCCGTCGAAGTTGATCCGGCCCTTACTGTCGAACAGCTCATCCTGGCTGGCTACCAAAAACGCCAGCTTCAGGTTGACAACACCCGCCTTGTGGGCTTCCTCATAGAAGTCCGCTCGGCGGTCGGCAGCCGAAAATTGATCTGCCATCTCGGTCAGTTTGGTCTGCGCTTCACTACCTGCTTCAGCCTTCTTGGCCAGGTCACGCAGTTGCTTTTCGGTTTCCTTGCGGGTCACCCGCTCGGAGTCCAGCGCTGTCTTCAGACCTTTGGTGTGACCGTCCAGCAGGCTGACGATCTCTGGTTTTTGATCTTTGATCCAGGTCTCGAAGGTCAAACCCTCGTCATTGTTATTTTCTCCAGCGCCTGCACCTTCGTCACCCGTACCATTTCCGTTGCCGGATCCCCCGGCGTTTGCATCCAACCATTTTCTGAACATCTCGTTCTCCTGTTTCTAATTCAGGCTTCCCGCCTGATTCAATTGATTAACCGGCGTCGGGATGAAACTCGCACCCCACACCGGGTCATTCACTCGTTTCACCATATCGTCCAGGCTGGCGCCGTTCTTCCAGGCTTCATAACGCCCGGTGCCCAGGATCTCAGCCTGTTTGGCTTCGTCCTGCTGCAAGAACCATTCCTTGCCGCTTTGCCAGGTTGGCTCAGGCACGCCCATTACCACCGGCACTGCCGAACAGCGTCCCTGGTTGTGCTCCTGGAAATTGTCCAGGGTTGCATACACTTCGCCTTCAGTGAAAAGGCAGCCTGCGCAGGTCCGTCCATCGTGAGCCGCCAGGCGTTTCCATCCGGAGACCACCCCGCTCGCCCGGTATTGATCAATACTGGCAGCCCGGTACGCCCGCAAGGTCTCGGTTCGAGCCGTGTTCATCGCCTGATTCATGCCCATTCCAAACCCGTTTTGCATCTGCTGGGCGATCGTGACCGGGTTCAAGCCTTTTGCCATGCCGTTGATCAGCGCCTGGGTCATTCCGTTCACGGCATCGCCATAGATACCTTCCAAATATTTTTTCAGCGGGGCGCCATCACCAGCCAGTCCGATCATTGCCTGCACCGCACTTTTGGGCAGGATATTGAACGCTGCGCCGATCATGCCATTCTCGTAATACACCGAGCGGATCGCTTCGATCGCATGGTCGATCCCCAGTTCTGCCAGTTGTGCCTGGGATCGGGCAATGCTTTCACCCGCAAATTGGATGAAAAGCGCCAGCTCTTCCTGCGCCTGCGTCACCAGCCTGGCATACCGCTCGTATTGACGCAGCAAAGCCGCATCCACCACTTTCCCGGCCAGACGTGCCTGATCGATCTCCGCCGCCAGTGCCAGCATCTGCGCTTCCAGTGCCGCTTCCATCCGCACCCAGCGTGCCGCCAGATCCCGCATGGTCGCTTCTTCCATCGCCAGGATCTGGGCTTTATGATCCCGCAGCACTTTCACCACCAAAGGATCAGGGCGATTATTCGGCAGCATTATTCACTCCCTGGTCAAAATTCTTTTTCGCCTCAGCCAGATACACCTTGCTCAGATCGCTAGCTCGCGTGGCTTCTTCCTCGATATCCTTTTCGACCTGCTTGATATAGGCCTCACTCTTACCTTCATCCCGCAAAATGGATTTGAGCGGCATCCCGGCATTCACGTTCATCTGCCGCGTCTCTGCCAGTGTCTTCGGCTGGATGGTCTCCGGCTTATCAAACACGATCTCCACCTCGTCCGTTTTGACCGTCGTCTGCCCCGCCGCCTTGAGCATGAACAGCACCACCTGTTTCCAGACCGGCGAAAAGCGATCAATGCGATCCTGTGCTTTTTTATTCAGTGGCGCTTCCATTGCCATCAGCGCTTCTCCGCTCAGGTTGGAACCCACCGAAAAAAAATAATGCTTGGGCGTGCGTGTGATCGATGAAATTGCCGTCGCCAGGTTATCGATCGCATCCAGGTAATTCTTCAGATCCGCTGCCGGGAATTGACCAGCCTGCGTCTGCTGACCCATCCCATCACCGGCAGGTAGATCCAGGATCTCATTCGGGGCGTTGCGCACCTTGCCCTGCGTCTCGGCGTTGCTGATGATATAGCGCTGCGGATACGCCAGGTATTCCGCCGTTACCATCATGTCCGTCAAAAGTTTGTTGATCCCGTTCTGAGGAGCGATCACGCTCTTCAAATCACTCTTGGCTTTGCGCTGCGCCAGCCTGAAATGAAAGACCGGGATCTCCCCGAATGGATTCGCTGCGCTGGCCGGTTCCTTTGCCACGAACGAGCTGGCCTCGCTGACACCATTAGCCATCCCCGAGCTGATGTAATATTCCAGCCGGTCCGGGTAATACAGCGTCAACTGCAGTTTGCCATCATCATCCTCAAACCATTTGGCTGCAAATTTCTTCTTCCTGGGGAACTGGGCATCATAGAAAATGTGGCACAAGCGCGGATCATTGGCATAGGCGTCCACCTGTCCGGCTTCATCCTTCCAAACGATCACATATGCCTCACCCGCCACCAGTGCCGCCTCGTGTGTTTCGTCACTCTCCAGGCTCAGCTCGGTTCGTTCCCACATCTCTCTCCACATCTTGGCTGCAGTCGCATTCTTGATCTGAACCTCACGCAGATTGATGCGGTCCCGTGTGCTGTCCACCACCACGCTGCACCAGTTCTCCGCAAAGTAGGCATCCAGGTCTTTGAAAATATCCGCCAGGCGTGTGCTGGTATACGTCAAAGGCTGCTCACCGTCATAATAGGTGAACATCTTGTCGTACCCGCCTTTTTTGCCCTTCAGGGCTTCGTAAGCTCGTGCCAGGTCACTTGTCATAGGTCATCCCTGATAACTCGATACTTCTTTCTTCTTGTGTGTCTTGCGCACTTTGTTGTAGGCACTGGCTCCCGCATCCACCTGGTCGTCAAAACGTCCCTTTGGAAAGGAAGCCGCCTCGTCCAAAAATGGAGCATTCCAGGCCGCCTTGACCAGCTTGATCTTGCCAGCCTGCGCCGCGCTCGAGAGCGGACCTGCACGTACATCCTTTTCGCCGGTCACCGGTTCAAAACGTGCCGTTAATCCTGCCTCAGCCAATACAGCACTGGTATCCTGGGCAGAGTCTTTTCCTCCGCTGCCAGGGTCCTGCTGGTGCCAGATCACAAAATGACCGTACTGCTCATAATCTTCCTTACCGATCCTGGTCATTTCGCTGTCCCGTTTTCCGGCACTCCAGCGACCGCGTGCCACATGCTCAATATAGTAAATGCCGTCCTTGTCCTTGCTGATCAGCACTCCTGCTGTAAAGTCGCCGCCGCCCGGTGTACTGGCTTTATCCCAGTAACGCACCCGCATGACCGCATTCTTGCCGGGACCCTTATCAACAAATGAAAACCAATCCCGTTTGAAAAAGCCGCCTTCACGCAAATAAGGCAATTGCTGATAAAGTGCTTCGAACTCGTACAGATCGATATTGGATTTCTTGGCTTCCAGCCATTCCCGTCCAAATCGCATCGGCCAGAGTGGATCACCTCCTTTGCGTCCCAGCGGATCTTCCAGCGGGATGTAAACGCCGTCCCGCATTTTCTCGAGCTGCTCATCCCGGTCCTTCGGATAATCATCCAGCGCCAGGGCGGGTAAAAAGATGATCTCCCATTGATCAGCGTCCGGATCTTCCGCCATGCGACGGATCAAGCGCCCCGCCTGGTCATCCGGATGCCAGCGTGTGAAGAACAGGATGATGGCGGAAACTGGCTCCAAACGGGTGTATGCCGATGACTTATACCAATCATCAACATAATCCCGACGTGCCTCGCTCTCGCCTTCTTCCCGGTTCTTGAACAGGTCATCCAGGATCAGAAGATGGGCACCCAGACCGGTGATACCACCGCCCACACCAGCCGCCACCATTCCGCCCCGATGCGGAGCTGCCAGATCCCAGGCTGCCACCGAGCGGCTGTCGCTGCTCAATTCCACCGGTTCCCCGGTCGAAGACAATCCGCCGAATAATGCCTGGTAACGCACCGAGTTGATCTCATCCCGCACCGCCCGGCTATGCTTGCTTGCCAGGTCAGCGCCATAAGAAGCCAGGATCACCCGCACATCCGGACGCTTTCCCATCAGCCAGGCTGGGAACTTGCGGCTCGCCAGTTCGGATTTACCGTGTCTGGGTGGGAGCTCGATCATCAAGCGGCTGATGCCATCCTTGCCGCCGCTTTCAATGAACTTACCCACTTCCTGCAGCTTACCCGCCACCAGCTCGACGTGCGCCGGAGTCTCAAAGCGTGGATCCACATACTGGCAGAACCTCAGAAAATTGCGCCTTGCCAGCTCACGGCGTGCCCGTTCACTGCGCGCCGCACTTGCTGAGATCTGTGTCTTGATCGTCGGAGCAGCTGCTGGCATCATTCGTCAAGCTCCTCTCCCCTCTCCATTTCCGTCACTTGAAATGGGGAGGGGCTGGGGGTGGGGTCTGAAACCAGGTGTCTTCCCCCAGCCGCCACAGCGATCGCTTCCAGTTCATCGTCGCTCATCTCAGCCAGATCATCCATCGTCAACCCGCGTTTGCGCAGCTCAGCTGAGATTCTGGGCGTGTACACGCCAGCCATCTCGAACATCAGCTTGCGGTCCTGGTGACCCTTGTAATCCGCTTCCGTCGCCACCCGGATCATGGCATCATACGCATCCGGCAGCGCATTGAAGATGATCGCCCCTTGCAGCATCCCGACCGTGTTATCAATCGCCGGGTTGCGCTTGCGCCAGGTGCTGATCGGCCGGTCACTGGTCAATCCCAGGCATTGTGTCGCCAGTTCATACTGCGTTTCCGGCTGGCGATAGCGTTTCGGCTGTGCCGCCCAGGCGATGTACACCGCCACCCGCCAACTCCATCCGCCATCATGCAGCTGCTGATACAGATCCCACCACGTCGGCTGACCTACCTTGCCGCTCTCCGGGTTCTTCAGCCGCAAAGCGGACAATGCCGACAATGCCGCTTCGGAGCGCTGCCTGACCTCTTCCGTGCTTAAATGCAGATCTTCCAGGACGGCTTCTTCCACGCCATCCAGCGGTAAGGTCAATTGAAAGATCGGCTTATCCAGAGACATTATTTTCCTTCATTCCTAAAATATGGTGATCTTGATCGAGCCGGTCAGCATGCCCCACAACAGGGTGATGATCAACCCGGCCACCGTCAAAGCCAGCCAGCGCACACCTGCCATCGTGTCTTTGATCCTGGGATAGTCATCCACCATATTCTTGACATCCTTCGCTTCCGGATATTGATCAAGATCAGTCTGCACATCTTCAATGGAGCACTTATTCTCATCAATGCGGTTAAAGGCTGCATCCAGGCGGGATTTTTGTACAGCCAGGTCTGCCATGGCAGAAGTCTCCAGCATCCTCACCCGCTCATCCACCGATGCCAGCAATTTTTCAATGCGGCTAAACCCTTCTGCGACAGCCTGGCTCAATGCGTTTAACCTCTCCTGCAGGATGTTGTTGTTGCCGGGTGAAGCACCCATCTTGCTATCCGTTCGACTTGCGTGTCAGCAAATAAGTCGTCTGCTGGCTGATCAAGATCAAGACAAAAGCGGATGCAATATCGATCAATCCTTCGACATTACACGCCACCTGGATCCCAAGCCGTCCAGCCAGCAAAGCCACACAGCCCAGCCCAAAATACGCCAGCGACACCAGCAAGACCACGCCGACCATGATCAGCGCCTTGTTGCTCTGCGCCTCATACCACGGTGCCAGCTTCGGGAAATACTTGAAAGCCAACTGCAAGACCATACCCACGATCGCCAGGATGACAATACTTAATTCGTTTTCCATCTCAATCTCCTTGTCTGAAAGTTAAACGAAAAACGCCCGTGTGCAAAAAGCACACGAGCGCTCATCTTCGTCTAATTTGTCCCGATCAATTACTTCAGGACTGCGGTTGAATATTTATGATAAATATATATTAAACCTTTTTTACCTCCTTGTCAACCCTCTTTTTTTCACTCCCCTCTCCAAATTGTGATTTTCAATTTGGGGAGGGGTCGGGGGTGGGGCTCTAATACACCTCCATCCTCTCCCAGCTGAACCCCAGCAGCTCCGCATCCCTGGCGATCATCCCCAGCATCCCGATCACCTCCCCGCTGTCTCCCTCCCCGATCCTGCCATCCTTCAGCGCCATCTCCTTCCACCCCACCATCACGATCAGCCCCGAAAGCAGACGCATCGCCACCTGCACCTGCTCCACGATCTGCTCGCCACCCTTGCATTTCATGCCTGCCCGCTCCACCCCCTCCAGCCAGTTGTGCAGCGCCTCATACGCCCCGTTCGCCGCCAGCCCGTAAAAACTGGCTGGCAATTGCTCTTCCGCTCTTACCACAATTCCTTTCTCGTTCATTGGACGTCTCTCCTTATAACGATAAAATCCCGTTGTGAAGCAGCATCACCGGGAGACGTCCATCTCTGGCGGTAAATCACTCCACAACGGGACTTTACCCATGAATAGGGTTGTAGATCAGTGACGCTTAAACAAATGCGCCGCCTTCATGGGAGATGGACGTCTCAACAATCATTATACAACCTCCACACCCCGAATGCAATAGTTTTTTCAATCTTTCAACAACCTGCTCAGCAATCGATTCATCACCTTGACCTGCATCCTCATCCACCACGGCGCTTTCTTGCCACGCTGGGTGAACAACAGACAGCTCTCACTCGCATAAACCATCCCCCGGTAATACAGAGACTTCGAGTTACCGCACCAGGTCATACCGCTGGCAATCTTTCTTAAATACTGGCAATTCTTACAGATCTTCCTCATACCGCCTCCATGTAGCTCATTCCCACCCAGCCACCGCCTTCGATCAATCCCCAGCCGTTCTCGATCTCAAGGATCGTCACGATCTGCCCTTTGACCAGGTATCCGATCTTGATCCCATTGGGTGTCTCACGCTTCCACAAAAATGCTGCCGTGCAGCGATAGGTTTTCCCGCTCTCCGCCAGCACACTCAAACCCATCCATTGATCAACGCCGATCCGCACCCAGCCACTCGCAGCGTCAAATCCCATCACCAACGCACCCTTCAACCGGTAATCAATGATCCTGCCTTTCGGCGCATTCCGCACCCACGCATTTGTGCGCACCGTGTAGGTTTTGAATAGCGGTTCTGGTTCCGGCTCAGGCTCCGACTCAGGTTGTGCATCCACCGCCACCCCGAACATCCGCCCGAACCCCTCATCAGCGAACACATTCCAATCCAGGTGATACCTCACTCCGTCCCACAATCCGCCCACCTCGACATAAGATTCGAACTGCCGCCCGATCCCCTTGAAGATCCTGGCATAAGCCCCGATCTCTTTCATGTGCTGGATATCGAAGTCCCGACCCAACTCTTTTTGTTTGGCCTGCCACCAACCCACATCATAATACCGAAAATAACGCGCTTCCCAGTAATTCTCCTGGGTCACCCACTTGTTCATATCCGGGGCATACTTGCTCACGAACCAGTCCGCCGAATAACCTCCCACCGGTATACCCAGCCCGGATTTCGTCGCCGTATGGAACTTGGAATAATAGCCGTTCAGCTCCGCAGCAGTAAACCTCGTCGCATACGCCGCCATCAGATCCTGGCGCATGTAAGCCGCCCAATCCGTCCAGTATTGCTCATAATCATTGAACATCCCCGCCGGTTTGTGCTTTGCCACCATCCGCTTATAAAACTCCACCTGCTGATTCAGGTTACGCGTCGGATCCACCCAGTGATAACCCGCATACGGCAGCCCGACCCTATTAGCCTGCACGATGTGATCCTCCGCCATCACATCCTCGTTCAGCCCAAAACTCAGCCGGATGATCACCCCGTCCAGCACCGTCGCCAGCAGATCCCACTGCGCCGGGGAAAGGTTATTATAATAAGACACATCAATTACCAGTTTCATCTCTCATCCTCTCACTCAAAATTTGAATTTCGTGCTGCATCCACAAATTCCACAGCACCCTGCCAGCCACCTCACACACAGCCCACAGCCCGACCAATATCCCCACCACCCACCAGAAGATCTTCATATTTTTTCCTCGATCAATTTAATGCCTGCTTGATTACACAATCCAATAAAAATGGATTTCATGGTTATTCCCGGACCCAATTGAAATCCGTCCACTTCCAGACTGACATAGGTATCCTTGATTGTTCCTACCTTCAACTCATTGGTAGGTAAATAATTTGCTGGAGCTGTCTGATTAATAGGTATAGCTGGTTTAATTAATCCGTTGATCAACTCATCGGCTGTCTCTATTATTATTATTTGCTTCATCACAATCCTCCATTCCTCAGATTCCAGATCACCGCCGGTTTTTCCTGGCAATTCCTGCACACCCACTGGAACGCATCCCCCACCTGGTCACAATCCTTCCACTCCAGGCAAGCCTCGCATTGATGGAAAAGAAAGTCAGGATCACATTCGCACGCCACCAAAACCTTCCCGCACGTCCCACACACCGGCTCCCCCTGCTTGCACTTGCAGGCAACCAGGTTCTGATCACAATTCTTGCATTTCGTCGTGAAATTTGAGCTCATTACCACTCCTTAAGCGCATCAATATATTCATCAAGGCTATTCATGCCAATAGACCATAAGTAAATAGGCAAGGTAATGTGGTAAACAATGTGTTTAATTATTGAGAGCACTTTGCCGCCCTGTTCATTTTCAAGAGCATTAACCAGTCTAGTCATACTACCGCTCTCATCGTGAATTGGGCATGATTGCAATGCCTCAAATGGATGTTCAACCCTTGTCTCACTTCCATCATTATTGTGAATTGTCAAAACATCGTCGTTCATCTCTCCTCCGGGTTGGCGTTCAGCCATATCACAGCCAGTTTTCGTTTTTCTTTGACGAGATCTTGGCTATCACCACTCAATTCATTCCATGCCCAATCCCAGGATTCGTCCTGGATTTGACTATCTGGAAGAACACACAGCAAATTTTTTATAGTTTCTCTCGCTTCTTTTCTCGTTTTCTGTAGTTTTTCGATTTCATCGCAGGCATCTTTCAATGCTAGACCAGGCACAGAAGAATTTTTGGCCAATATCTTTAATGCATCAAGTTTCCAGATCATCACCAACCTCCTCCCACGTCCGCCCATCCAGAGTACGACCGGCT